AAGAATATTAATGTAAAGTTTTATACACCAGAAGAAATATTCCCTATGGAATATCGAAAATTTCCGAAAATAAAAATTCCTGAAGAAAAAGAGGTTATTATTATGGTTGGATTTCCAGGTTCTGGAAAATCTACATTTATCAATAAACAATTAATTCCGAATAACTATTACATTGTAGATGGAGATACTTTAAAAACACCTGTTAAAATGTTAAAAGATGCGAATAAACATTTAGAACAATCTATTGTTTTTGATGCAACAAATGGAACAATTGAAAAAAGAAAAATATACATTGATTTTGCAAAAGAAAATAATATGAATGTGCGTTGTATATGGGTCGCTACACCTATAGAAGAAGCATTAGAGAATGTAAAAGAAAGATATGAAAAAACAGGTAAAAAGAAAATTCCTGCTGTTGCATTAATGACTTATCAAAAGAATTTTGAAGAACCAAATGATACAGAAGGTTGTGAAGTTATTATTGTTTAGATGATATTTTAAAAATATATTATTCTTTTAGTTCTTCTATAAATTTATCTAATATTTCTTCAGTTGCGTGTGGTAAAACAATAACATGAGATATATTATCCTGTGTTGCTAATTGCCATTTTTTTATAATTTCATCTTTTGGTCGTTTAATAATGACTGTAAATGAATTTTGATTTCTCCAAGGTTCTAAGTCTGGTAATTCTTTTTCCAATCGTTCAAGTAAGTATTCTGCTCTATCTATGCAAGAATTAATCATCTGTAAAAAGTCATCTTTACTGTATTTATCTAATATATATTTTATCATTAATACACTATGACCATTACGGCTGCCTGTAATAGTACAATCATCTGACCCAATATATTCGATTGGTTTTCGAATTAAATTTAAGAAACGTTGTTCTGTTAAAAATATACCACACGGAAAAGGAACACCAAAGAATTTATGTCCTGATACTGATACAGAATGAGAATGTTTCATAAAAGATATATCTCTTTGTAAGAATGGCATAATAAAACCCATTAAAGCACCATCCAAATGTAAATAGTATTGATTATTTTTTTTATTTTTTTGTAAAATACGATAAATCTCTCGTGTATTATCAATAGATCCCTTCATAGTAGTGCCAATATTCGCATTAATGATAACTGGTAAATTTATATTTCTTAATAATTTTTGTTCAAAGTCATTATAATCCATCTCACCATTCTCGTTTGTATTTACAATACATATATTTAGTTTTAACAGACGGGCAATCTTAAAAATAGAATAATGACTTTCAGCAGAAGTATAAAATATGGCATCTGGATATAGTTCTCGTGCGATAAAAAGACCTTGCATATTACCTTCCGTGCCACTATTGGTAACATAACCCCAACATTTAGTGGCTTGAATACCCCATAATTTAGCGAAATAATCGATGATTTCTCTTTCTTCTTGATGAGTATTGCACCGATATAAACTGGAATGGAATGGGTCACCTACATTATTGATATTGTATTTGAAGAATGGGATAATTTCTTCAAATGTATTTGCGAGATTGCAGGGATAACCTAAAAAAGTGTTTTGACTATTAGTAAAACGTTCATGTAACTTGGAATAATCCATTAAACAAAATATTATTTATTTCTTTAAATTGTGTAAAAATAAATTTTAAAAGTTACCTAATTCTTGTTCTTTTAGCTTTTTTGTATACTCTAGTGCTATGCTTAGTTGGAGTAAGCGAGACCACCCATACCGGACATAACACGGAGGACGTTGTAGTTGGTGGCGTAGATACGAGTAACAGTAGCGTCACCATCAGGGGTGTGTTTAAGAACAGCAGAGTCGATACGAGAGAAGTTGAGGGTACCGGAAGGCTGATGTTCTTCGGGCTTGAGGGCGAAAGAGTATACAGAGATCTCAACAGAGGGGATTTTCTCGTGGTGCTGGTAAGGCTGGACGTGGGTGAAGTATTTACCAGCACGTTCAGCAAAGCGATCGTGACCGTTAAGTTGGAGCTTGGCAACACCAGGGGGAAGGTAAGTGAAAGTGTTAGATTCAGCACAACTGACCCAAACAAGTTCCTTAACAGGGTGGTTGAAGTTAAGCTTGAAGCTCTTGGAACCTCCGGTGGTGTAAGATTCTTCACCAGTGAACTGAACCTGTTCAATAAGGTACTCGTGAGAGAGCTGAGCGAAACGACGGCGTTCATCGGTATCAAGGAAGATGTAATCAACCCAGAGAGAGGTGGTACCTAAAGTGAAAGCACCATCACCGAGAGAAGCTTCGGTATTGAATTCAATGTTAACCTTAACCTCATGATACTGAAGAGCGATGAGAGGAAGGGCAAGACCAGGGTTGCGGCAGAACCAGAACTCAAGAGGAATGTAGAGAGTTCTTGTACTATCTTGTTCGAAAGAAGCACCTACCATAGTGTTATAACCATCTTTCTTTCCTTCAGGAAGAGAAAGTTCGTTCCAGATGTACATCCAGTCACCATACTGCTTATCAATGCGCTGACCACCAATTTCGAGTTCAACACTCTTAATTAAGTTGAGACCAACGTTGGTTCCTGTACCGACATTTCCTTCAGTAATAGTAGTCTGGAGGTACATGCGGTGGATAAGGTCACCATTTCGGGAAATCTGGCAAGTGACACGGTTACTGAATCCAACGGTACCGTTGAAAGTCTGCTCAATAGACTCCATAGAGAAGTTGGTGTGACGACGGTAGACGACCTTGAAGAAGGTGATCTGAGGGTTACCGGTAAGGTAAACATCCTGAGCTCCGTAAGCGACGAGTTGTAAAAGACCTCCTCCCATTGTGTGTTTGTATACATATTGTGGAGAAAAAAATTTTAATGAAATTTTACGCAAAAATAAAAAATTAAATATTTTTTACCGATTATTTTTGTATATAGTTATGAAATTTAGTTACTATAAGCGAGACCACCCATACCGGACATAACACGGAGGACGTTGTAGTTGGTGGCGTAGACACGAATACGATCAGCACCAGAAGCAGCAGTTACGTTAAGAACGGCGGAATCGATACGAGAGAAGTTGAGAGTTCCAGAAGGCTGATGTTCTTCGGGTTTGAGGGCGAAAGAGTAAACGTTAATACCAGTGGTGGCAGGAATGTTCTCGTGGTGCTGGTAAGGCTGAACTAGAGAGAAGTAATCATTATTACGTTCAGCGAAACGATCGTGACCATTAAGCTGAAGCTTGGCATTGGTTAAAAGGGAAGAACCACCAGAATTGTAGGCATTGGTGAAGTTAAAGTGTTCGTTACAACTGCTAACATAAGTTTCGTCCTGAAGAACCCATACAAGTTCCTTGACGGGGTGGTTGAAGTTGAGCTTAACTTTGTTGGAACCAGTAGTAATGGTTTCCTCACCAGTGAACTGAAGCTGTTCAATGAGGTACTCGTGAGAGAGCTGAGCGAAACGACGACGTTCATCAGTGTCAAGGAAGATGTAATCAACCCAGAGAGAAGTAGTTCCAAGATCACCAGCTATAGTTGATACTAAACCGAAATTATCATAACCAAGGACGCTATCTTTTTCTCGGAACTCAACATTTACCTTAACTTCGTGGTACTGAAGAGCAATGAGAGGGAGGGCAAGACCAGGGTTACGGCAGAACCAGAATTCAAGAGGAATATAAAGAGTTCGGTCAGATAAAGACTTTGATCCTGATAAGTTAGCACCAACCATAGAATCCCATCCGTCCCTCTTTCCTTTAGGAAGAGAAAGCTCGTTCCAGATGAACATCCAGTCACCGTATTGTTTATCGATACGCTGACCACCAATTTCAAGTTCAACGTTCTTGATTAAAGCAAGACCAGCGTACTCGGTCCATGAATTACTAGAACCGGGGTCAGCAAGTACAGTCTGGATGTACATGCGGTGGATGAGATCACCGTTGCGAGAAATCTGGCAGGTAACACGGCGTCCGAAGTTAGCGGTACCGTTGAAAGTCTGCTCAATAGATTCCATAGAGAAGTTAGTATGGCGACGGTAGACGACCTTGAAGAAGGTAATCTGAGGGTTACCAGTAAGGTAAACATCCTGAGCTCCGTAAGCGACGAGTTGTAAAAGACCTCCTCCCATTGTGTGTTTGTATACATATTGTTAAGAAAAAAATTCTAGTGAAATTTTACGCAAAAAATATATTAATCTTGATTTAAGAATACCTATTTTCTATTTTTATAGCGGTAGGTTATCTATTTACATTATGTTTAAAGAAAAAAAATCTAAAAAAAAACAGATATTAGTAAATAAAAAGAATAATAATTCATCAACATTGGATGAAAAACATAAACATATGATAAGTTCAATACAGAAGAATATTACAGAAAAAGAAAAATTAGAATGTACAAAGAATGAGTATATTTTGCAAAAACAACATTGGAATTCTGTTATTCATGATTATTATTCTAGTAATTTAAAACATACACAAGAATATGCACAAGCGTGGGATTGTAATTTATATTATACAGATAAATTGAAAGAAATTACTAAAAAAATTACTAATTTAAATGATGAGAAATATGAAATAGAATATTATGAAAATACTGGTTCTATATTATTTGATTACTATGAACTTTTAAATAATCAAGAAAGTAATAATAATATAAGTATTACTAATATTTCATTACCAGTTGTTCAACCGAAAGGTAGAAAGAAAATGTTACCTATACAACAAAAAAGTATATTAGAAGCTTTTAATATAAATAAAGAAATTGTAGATACTAATGATAATGAAAATAATAATGACGATGACGATGAAATCGAAGAAGTTGTTAAAGATAAAACTACATTAGTTGATGAATATCTACACGCAATAGATCATAAATATATGAAATCATTCAATGATTCATTATCGAATATGTGTGAAAAGTGTAATATTAATATGAATTGTTTAGCACAAGAAGGTTTAATTATATG